CATTAAAGCTTTTTTTAATTGTTGATTTTTACAAAAATTAGTAAATTCTTCTTTTACATACTCTAAATCTTCATCACTAGCAACAAATGCTTTCTTTAATTGTTCCTTAATAGATATTTGTAATACCTCATTATCAACTTTTTGTAATTCAATTTTTAAAGTTTCTAATTCAGGTGTTGTATGATATTTATCATAATATTTTAATATTTCCTGAATAGCCCATCTATGTGCGGGGTTTTCAAAATATTCTTCTGATATAATATCATGAATATTAACTAAAAATTCCTTATGTGATAATAAAGATGAAATACACTTTATCTGAAATTCGGGGCCGTATTGGTTTAGTGAATGTAATGTCATTAATTTTTATAACCTTTAAAATGTTCAAAATTGTTTTTAATCCATGTATCTAAATTTCTAATCATTCCACCTAATTTATCTTCATTATACAATTGAGTAAATAAATCAGCTCTTAGTTCTGGAATGTCTTCACTAATTAGTTCTTCGATATGTTGTTTTCCATTATCATCTATCATCGGAACGCTTAAATCCATAACTTTGTAATTAGTTTCAATTCGTTTTTGATCTTGAATTATGCGCGAATATACAACGTGTTCTTTAAATTTCCTAGCAGATATATCAAAAATATCATCTAAAGTTAAATCATGGGTTTTTAATTCAGGAAATTTTTTAAATATACCTTTAGCACCTAATCCTTTTATACCTTGAATATTATCTGAATTATCACCTAATAGTGTTTTATGTAATATAAAATTAGATGGTTTTAAACCAAATTTTGCTTCTACAGTTTCAGGAGTGTAATATTCTTTCTCCATTGGTCTATATACAATAATTTTATCAGTTACTAATTGTAAGAAATCCTTATCACTAGATACTATAAAACAAGTTGAATTATGTTTTTCTACTAGTTTTTCAGCTAACACGGCTATAATGTCATCAGCTTCGACTTTATCGAGTATGGTGGTTTTAACAGGTAATAGCTTTAAATATTGGATTATACGCACTATTTGGTCAATTTTTGAGTCATGTTCTTCCTCAATATTATCAAATGCTTCCCAATTTGTAATTCGTTGTAAATTTCTTGTTCCTTTGTACTCGGAGAGCAGGTTCTTACGATTTACTGTTGAACCTGCCCCATCGAATACTACATAAACAGATGTAGGTTGTGTTTGTCTAATCATTGCACCCAAAGAGCGAAAGAATCCACCTAACCCACCAATGTGAACTCCATCAGGATTTACCATATTCATCATGGCAAAATTTCTAAAAAATAGATTTAAACCATCTAGGATTAATACTTTATCATGTCTTTTTAATTGAGGCTCTTCCCCATGCTCTTGAACCTCGTCCAACAGCTTAAATAACTCTTTGTGCTTCATGTGTTTGTTTTATAAGTCTTGTGAGTCGTAAAGAACAGGTGTTACGTCTTCTTGGTCTTCTACAATTTTAAATGTTCCACCACCTAAAATTTTAGACCATTCGTCAGCATGGACTTTTTTATACTCATTTTTGTCCTTATCAGTGTCCTGAATAAAACCATGGTTTGTCATAACAATTTTACCTCTTGACTGCATACCATTAACGTGGTTTTTATCAATTTGTAAATTTGTTCTTTTACCCCATTCTACCTGCATACCACCTTTAATTGCTTTAATTTTAGATGTTCCAGCATTTGATATGTTTCCAAATGTAACTACAAATGTAGCATCATACCACATTGCCATTCCACCTTTGTTCATCATTTTTGGCTGACCCATAGGGGATTCAGCTTTTGCTGTCCAAACTTTATTAACTGCAATTAATGTATTAGTATATGGTGATGATTCTTTACGAGACATTACAATACTTTGGTTAACTGTATTACCAAATTGTGTTGACATTGCTCCTGCATTCCATTCATTGTTGTTTTTCAGTTTTTCAACTGACATTGCACAAGGAATAGAACCAATAGAATCCCAGAAAAATGTTAGATCATAAGGTAAATTACCTTTTTTCTGTTCATTCTGTAAATCCATTATAAATGCTGCTACGTCTTCAATAGTATGTAAAGTTTCTCTATCAACATAAATAAAGTTTCCTTCATAGTCAATAACATTACCTTCATCATCTTTAATAAGTTTAACTTTTAAACCCATTTGAGCTGCATGTTCCCAATTCCACTTCATCTCAGTAATAATAAATACAGGAAGTTGACCCATATTTTGTGCTGAAACTGCTGCTTCTAATAGTGCTGTAGTTTTACCTGTGTCAGAATGTCCTCTAAGTAATGAAATATGCCCCATTGGTATACCAGGTACTCCTGCTATTTTTTGGAATGCTGGGGATAGTGGTATCCATTGTTGTTCCTTAAATTTGACGTTTTTATCTAAACCTTTAGACGATTTAAATTTATTTAAATCAAATTTGCTCTTAATCTCGGCAGACACTGCTGCCGAGAGAGACTTTGATATTTTTTTCGCCATATTTAGAAGGGTAGATCATCAGCTTTACTTTCATTACTATCAAAGATAGAATCAAAAGCATCATCTTTACTTTTTTTAACTGCTGATGCTGAAGTATCTAAACTAAAATTAGATTTAGTTGATACTGGAGCTGTAGTAACTACTTCTTCTCCATCTTCTTCAGGTGCTAGCCATTTTTCTAAAGCAACCTTCATTTCATCAAATGTAAATCTTTTAAATTCATTTGTTGGGTCTGGTTGTTCGTTTGACCAAGTTTCAACTTGTTTAGCATCTTCACTTAATGGTGTTGATTTTAATCTTACTCTTACAGATGATTTATTATAAGGAGTACCAGTTGATTCTGGTCCTACTGTTTCAATTGTAAGATCTCTACCTGAAACGATATCAGTGTAATCTCCAATTTCATCATCTAAAGCTAATGCTAATAGTTCTTCATATACAATTTTTCCAAATTGCCATAATCTAACTCCTTTATCTTCTTCACCTCTAACAACTACAGGTACGAAGATTCGGTTTTTAGCATCTAATTTCTTAGCAAGAACATAATTTTCTTTAGTATATTCTTCTCTAAGTTTAGAAGCAAATAAAGCAATAGGATCTTTCTCACCAAAATTAAGTGGAGAAAGCATTACTTTGTTTGTAATACCATAATAGAACTTTAATTCTGTAAATGGGTTGCTTTCGTTAAATTTAGAAGGTACAATTCTAATTTGTTGTTTACCTACTGTAGGTCTCCAAAATATTAAACTGTAATCTTTCTTAGGTCCGGTCGTAGTTTTCTGTTGGAGACCATCCAACTTTTGTTTAATCGCATTTAAATCCATAATGTAACTTATTTTTATTTATAACTGTTAATGTAACCATAATATACGAAGCATAATTTGGGTAGCCAAACTATACTTCAATTATTTTATGTATTTTTGTATTTAGTTGATTTAACTCATTATGTTGAGTTAGGAGGATACAATTTTTATAGTGTTGCCAATCTACTTGATATTTAGTATCAACAACGCCACCATTTAACTTCTTAATAAGTTCATTAAGAGCGTTAATAGTGTATAAGGTGTTAGATTCCTTTTTTCTATGTACTAAAATTGTATTATCTGGTATAGTATGTACATTACCTTGCTCTACATTATAAGTAACAACATATTCTTGTGTGTCCACTATCTCAAGGACAAACATTTTGTTGTAAATTATAGTATATCTGCTTTGTATTTCCTCTAGAAGGCCATCTAAGGACTCTATATTGGTAAATGTACAAAATAACTTATTGTTCAAATCTATTTCTTTTACCGATGTTATAACATCATAATTCGTATTATACGTATTCGGTTTTTTATTTAAAGTCGTAATCATAACCTGTTTTTGTTTTTATATTTAATTTATATTTAGAAAACACCTCTTTGATATTATCTATAACCTCTTCTTCTTCATCATCCCAATCAAATAAGAATGAATCATATGTGTATAATACTAATTTTGTTCTTTTACCTTTTAATACTTGTATTATGTCCCACAGTATACGAACATTCATTGACGTCTCCAAGTTTTGTAATAAGTAATTAAATAGTTTTTGTGGGTTCATGTTCTCTAATGTATCCTTTTTGTATACAAAGTTTGAAACCGGGCACGTTATCTCACCGTCGCTTTCAAATGTATTCCAGAGTTCTTTTACGTATATATCAATTTTACTAAAAAATTCCAGATGTTTGTATTGTTTAAATACTCCTCCGTATAGTTGCTTGAATGTTAATTCTTTTGATTCTTTATAACTTACTCCGTAGAGTTGTTGTAAATGAGAGTGAATATCCACAGTGGGAAAACTATAATCGACGAGACGACAAGACAAGCTAGGATGATAAGCGCTAATATCCATCTCGATAAATTTATTATTATAAGGAACAAAAGATTTTCTACATCCATTTTTTTGGTTGAGTGCTGCATAATTTACTCCTTTAAATTTGTTTGATGGTCGTGTTGTGGTTGTCCTAAGGTTGTACTGAGTGTATGCTCGTTTACCATTAATTTCATGGAAGTACTCTTCGAAGGTTGGTTTGTGTATTTGTATTCCACTTCGCTCGAGGTAGTTGAACACCAAGGATACTTTATTGTTAAAGAATTCATCATATTTTGTTTTTGAATTGTTAATATTTGCTTTTAGATCATTGTAAATTTGCTCACAATACTCATAGTGTTTAACCATTGGGATAATTAAATTTATATCCTCAATGTCACCGTGCTTTTGATAGTAAAAATCGTGTGCTTTAGTATACGTTGGTATATATGTAGGAAATGATGTGTTAATGTCATAAAGAGCTTTGCTTGGAAAATAATGTAACATCTCTTTTTTATCACGACAATATAATACATCAAATTTTGATATTAATGCGTTTATATGCGTATTTGATACATTTAAACCCTCACTATGCATAATGCATATCATAAATCCTTTACGCGCGTTAATTGGGCGTAAGTACACTAATGAAATATTATTTAAAACAGGGTGTATATTGTAATTATAAGGAATGACTTCAATGAATGCCTCTTTATAACCACTATTTATTAAAACCTCTATTTGCTCCTCGTCTTCTACTAACCAATACATTTATAACCATTTTACCCCATAATATACGACCAATATTAGTAACCGCCACTGCCTCTTGAAGGAATGTTTGTTCTTCTTGAAGTACCTACTTCTTCATCTATACCAACTCGTTTTTTAGTTAGTACTTCGCCATCTTTAATTAATACTAATATGTCATGAGGTGAATTCATATGCTTTTTTCCTTCCATTAAGACACCTCTTAAAGGATGGACATGGTAGTAACCAATATATTCTTCATTAGTTTTTTCTACCTTTAATTCTCCACCTTTTGTGTAATTTAGATCATCATTAACAGGTTTAAAATATCTAGCATATCTGTTTTTGAAGAATAAATCAAATTTA